AAGAACAGTTGTATCTGCTGTGTTACCTAATGCGGTCCAATCAGCATATATTTTAGATATACAGTAAGCATCCATCTCTGGAAACTTTTGTTCCTCATTATATACTTTTGTTATATTACCTATTGAAGCCACATAATTAGTTTGGTTTATATCTGCTGGATGAACCAATGTTGACCATTTCCTTTGATTAGTTAATACCTTAGGTTCCCAAGCATTATCATAGTTTCTTTGAGCTACTGCTATTGTATCTCTGTTTGAATCTACCCTTCCAGTTGTAGATATAGTTGGTATTTCTATTGTTTTAGAACCCGTCCATCTATATCTTCCATTATTTTCTGTTGCATACAAATCCCCGAAGTTTAAAGTATAAGGATATGCTTGTGCTAAAACATTTGAATATTCTTTTGCATAATTTAGTGCTGCCATTTTATTTCCTCCTATTTATTATTATTTTCATGGGGTCTTACCCCAGTAAAATTAAAACCAAAATCATTTATCTTAGGCTCTTGACCTGGTGTTATGGTATCTATCTTAGGTTCTTCACCTTCTAGCGTTGCATTAAACAAATAATCTTTATCCTGTTTCAAAGGGTTTATTTGCTCTTCAAAAGCTTTTTGTCTATCTTTACTATTTCTTAGTGCTTCTATATCTAAATGAGCTTTTAATGCTATTTCATCCCTACATTTAACAGATTTAAAAGCATCACCTAACCAGTAATTAAAGTCTTTTTCTTCAATTTCTTTTTTGTAGTTTCTTCAAAGTTTTCTTATCAGTTTCATAAGTTGTTTTTAGTTTCTACATCTTCTTTTGTCATACCTCCTTCAAACTTTTTAATAGTTTCATTAGCGTATTAAGCTGTGTTTCAAGATTTGTATAATCTTCTTGAGTAACTGTAGTCTCTTTTATTTTCTTTTCTATAGACTTTTGAAGAGAAGCTATATCAATCTTGTTATCCTCTATTTTTATTCCTTCCAGTAGTTCTTTTAACCAATCCATTTTTAATATCTCCTTTCATTTTTTTCAAAATAAAAAAGCCTCTTAAAAGACTTTTAAATAATTTATTTACTACCAATAAAAACACCTGTTAATGATAATACAAAACAGATTATTCTTCCTACTAAATAACCTGCTATCATGCCTGCTAAATTAAAAACAAGCTTCATACAAGTAAACGTGTTAGTATCTATCATATTAGCTACATCTAATACATTTGATATAATTATACTTAAACCTACAATAAAACCCAAAGCTATCCCAACAATTATAATAAGAACTGATATAATATCTCTAACACTTGATTTATTTGGCTTTCCAATGTGTCTTTTTATATATCCTCTTGTATCTTTTTTAAACATATTTCCATCCCCTCAAAACTTATTCAATGCCTTCTCTTAGGTGTTTCACTAACTGTTTTACAATCTTATCTACATCAACTTTACAAGCATATTTATTCATTTTTTCTGTTAGTTTATCAATTTTATCATCTGCTTTTTCTAAGGTTTCTATAAAAAACTCTAATTCCTTTGCGGCATTTTTAATATTTTCTTGAAAGTTTGTTGAATCTAAAGTCATCTCTGTTGATAATTTATTTTTTCCTCTATATTCTACTTTTTGATATGTCATTTCAAATATATCTGCTTTACATGGATATATTTCTCCTTTTACACCTTGTATAATATAATCCCCTTTATTAGCTCTCATAGTACCTTCTAATGTTTCTAAGTCACAACTCACATTACCACCAATACATTTTTCTTGTATAAAATTACAGACTCTATCATTCTCAATAAACCATTTTGGTTCTACATCATAACCTAGTTTAAAAGCTTCTACTTCAACTGGTTTCTTCTTAAATTTAGCCATTATTCATCCTCCTTAATTCCTATAAGTTCAAATGTAAATTTTGCGTCCTTTAATGGTATTCTTCTTAAACATTCTAAATCTTTATCAGAAAACTTTGTTTTTTCATCATCTAAATCCTTATAATACTTTTCAAATTCCCCACATGTACAAGAATAGATTTTACCTTCACTATCTTTTATAATAAAATCTCCATTAGTTGCTCTAATAACTCCATTTTTATACTTTATACAGATAGTTTTCTTTACTTCACCTTTACGATTCATAGAGTTTAAAGATTCATCAAGCCATATAGTTCCTTTCTCAAAGGCTTGATAAAACCATTTAGGAGTATTAGGGCTTCCTAATATCCATTTAAATGCTTCTACTTCCTCAGATTTCTTTTTAAATTTAGACATTTTACTTATTCCCCCTTAAATTTTTAATCATATCTTCATTGCTAACTAGTAAAGAACATATGATAAATATCACACCTAAAATAAAATTAAGTAGTGGAAATAAAGCTAGAAAAATAAAATTATATTTTTTTCTTTTTCTGATATTCATACTTTTAAGTAATTCAATTAATTCCTTATTACTATCAATCTTCATTTTGAATAAATAAACCCCTGTGAAAAACACAATTATTGATAAAATATATAATTTAAGCATTTCAAATCACCCTCTCAACTAAATTTTTACATAATAAAAGCACCTACTAATTAATCATTTAGCAAGTGCTTTTACATATTTACTATCTGTATATCTTTCCATAAATCCTTTAGTAATTTGCCATCAATGTTGTAATTATCAACCATATCCTTACCATTTTTATAATACTTTGTATCTCCATCAGGACAAAGAGTAATAAATCTTGTATCATCATCTCCGATAGATATATTATATGGTTTGCTATATAAGTCAAATTCTATATCTAATCCTAAATCAATAGAATTAATTAAATGTTGCAAATTCTTAAATTTATTATCCATTTTATTCTCCTTTCAAAATATCTTTGTTAGCTATTTTATGAGCCTTTGTAAGCTCCATATCCTTCTCTCTTTTTACCCTATCATGGTTATTTTCATCAGCTAACCAATCATGTTTATGAGGTACAATTTTGTGTTGCTTTGGGTTTCTATGGTCAGTTAAATCTAAATCTAATCTAGGTTTTCCTGTATTACCATAGTATCTTCTTTGAATTAATTTACCATCTTTGTAATTATCAAATACACTATTTGGTTTTGATTCAAATGGCACTGAATGAACACTTCCACTAGTTAAATTTCTCTGATTCTTAACTTGCCAATTTACATCTTTATAAAGCTTTTTAGCTTCCTCATACCTTATAGTATCATTATACTTCATATGTTGGTATTCATCAAATTTAGAAGGTATTTCATTTCCTAATACTTTTTTATATTCCTTAAATTGTTTTCTATCTTTACTCTCATTTAGTTGCATTTTTCTAAGAGTATCAGCTTTTTCTTTTCCAAGTCTATCTTCAATATATTTCTTATACCACTCATTATACTTCATACTAGATGGTACATAATATGTTTTTCCATCTTTTCCTTTTGCTGCTCTGTAACCTTCTTCATCCTCAAACCAAGGAGCTGTTGTAGTCCTACAACGACAATGAAACGGTGGAGCTGTTATTCCAACTTGATAATCTTTCATATCAAATATTTTTCCATCTAACTCTCTGCATATATTTGAAGTTCTTAAATCTAATGTAGCAATAATCTCATATTTCTCTACATCTAAATCACTAAAACAATCTTTTCTACTTGCTGATGCAAAGAAAGCTGATTCAGTCATTATCAAATTCTTAGCTTGTGATTTAGATACATTAAATCTCTTAGCAAAGTCATTTACTAAATTTTTTGGATTTTCACCTTTAATAAGGCTTTGAGTCAATTTAGTATGCAAATCATTGATTAAAGCAGGTCTATGCTTACCCCAAATTCTTTCACTAAAGTTTAATCCATCTGTTGCCCATGGTTTAGAGATAATTTTATTTATTCTATTAATATCAAGACTCATTAAACTCCAACCAACGTTTACTCCTTGTTGAACATTAAAAGCTGTATGATAGTATCCACTTGTATAAATATCTCTCATTAGTTTATCAATACCATCAAGTTCATTTCCATAGAGAACTTCTACTTGTTGCTGTATTTGTAACTTTAAAGCTTCAAGCCTTGTTATACGAACTCTTGCACTAGCATTTTCTAACTCTTTCATCCACTTTTGATTAATAGCATTTTCTTTGCCATATTTAATATATTCCTCAACACTCCACTTAAACTCTTCTAGTTCTCTTGTATTTAACAGTTTCTTAGCTTCTAACAAAGAAATACCTTCATTTTCAGCAAATCTGTTATACCATGATAATATATCTTTTTCTATACTATTCATAGCTAATTTGTATTGCTTTTCCAATTCAAGATAATATTTTACACTTTTATTGTTTTGAACTTCTTCTAATTGTTCAAATCTCTTCCTCCAATAATCTTTATGTTTCATCTATAACACCCTCTTGATTATTAGTAGGAATTAAATCATCATATTCTTTTTGGGTTTCTTCCTGTTTTTTAAGTCTTTCAAGTTCGTCATTAACATCTTCAACCCAAGGATGATTACTAACAATAGTTTCATCTGATATAATTCCAATTGATTTAGAAGCCATATCTATTTTTTCAGACTCATTTATTATCATAGAATGATTAAATGTTATTTGAACTGACTTATAATCATAGCTCTTACTACTACTTATCTTTAAATACTCACATACAAACCATAAAAGCTCTCTAATTGCTTTTTTAAACTTCTTTTCAGTCTTAGAACATTTTAAATCAAGTAGTGAATATAAAAATTTAAGTGCTACACCCGATTTATCACCTGTGTTTTGAGACTCAGGATTAACTCCTTGACCAAAAATAATTATATTTTTTTCTAATCTGTCAAGAAGTTCCTTTTTAGCTTCAATAGGTATACTTATTTCTAATTTATCAACTCCACCTCCATCATCTACTTTAACCGATTTATAGTATCTTATATTATCTATAAACTCCTGTAGACTTGTGCCTGGATACTCTTTTAATACATAAATAAACTCTTGTATCTCATCTAAATTATCTGCTAGTGTAGAAATATTATTGTCATATATATCTATTAATGATTTATAGAAAGTTAAATCTGAGACACACTTTTCATTATTTTTAAAAGGTATAAATGGACTTTACCCCACCTGTCTTTTTATTTATTAAATGCCTTCTTGTATTCGTATTTTCCATATTCATCATATAAAATCTTGAACAAAACTATTACCTCTTTCAAAAAGTAAGTTACTCATTTTCTGTTATATCAACTCTTTTTATTTTTCCATCTATATCTTCAATTATAAAACCTAATAAATGCAACTAATTCTTGCTTTACTATCCCAAATAGGAATGCTTCCTCAGCAGGTATTATTACATATTTAAACTCACCTTTTCTATTAATATATGGATGTAACCATTCAATCCCTTTATTACTAGCATTAAGGTATAGTTCTGTTATTGTATCGTCAAATTCTTCCCCTAGCAGGTCATTTAAAAGCTTAGTGAAATTGTCATCATCTGCATTAAATACTATTGGATTTCCAACACTATAGCCCACCTTTTGGTCAACTAAAAGTTTATGGTAGTTATTAATTGCCTTATTATTAACTTTAGTAAAATCATCAACCTTAGCTCCATCTAAGAGATAATATCTTCTTTTATTTTTTATATTAGCATTACCATAATAATATGCTTCTCCTTCTTGATACTTTTCTGGTCTATGCTTTAAAATATAATGCTCTATAACTTTTGCTAGATTAAAAGTACTCTCTTTTTTCAGTTGAGCTTTTATTAAATCTGTTTCACTTATATAAATATTCAACACCTCCTTTACTTCAAGAAGCTTATTCTATTATTTTTAAGCTTATTATCTACAGAATATCTAAGAGCTGCCATTGCATCGTCCATAAATTCAATTGGTTCATCAAGATATAATCCAGTTCTTTCATCTTGTTTCCATTTCCATTGTTGCATTTCTTTTATTGTATTTATACAACTAGGATGTACATGTATTCTTAATTGTTTCAAATAATCTATTTGAGCTTTAACACTTCCTGGTCCTTTTTTAACTCCTTTAGCTTTATATCCTGCACTTTTCCACATCTTAATTCTATCTGGTTCAGCACTATCACAGTACATAAATAGAGTCTTTTCTAAACCTCTACTATTTGCAATTTTTATGATTTCTGAGGTATCCATTTCATGTACATATATTTCATTACATATATATAACTCTCCATCCTTAAAACCAATTCTAAGTATTGCATTTGCATGATTAAAGCCAAAGTCTTGTGACAGTCTCATATTGTCAAAGTATTCAAATTCTGTGGGAAATTCATGTATAACATAATTTTTAAGTATTGCTCCACCAGTTTCTCCCCATTCTCCAAGACCATATACTTTGTACCCTTCTGGGTCTTGCTCTTTTCTCATTTGCATTCTTCTGTAGTAAGCTTCATCTATGAATCTATTTTGTAGATAAGTACTATGATGAGTAAATATATCATCATTTTTATAGTCAAAATACTTTCTTTTTATCCAATGAGTGGCTGAAACCGGATTAAATGTAAATGTCATTTGATAATACAAGTTAGGATTAGTTAAAATACCTCTTAAACGGTCATCTAGTATATCTATATCACTTTCCATAAGTTCTGTAGCTTCTTCACACCAAACCCATGTTAATTTT